TTCTTGTAGAAGTGGTGTGTCGCCACCTGCTGCGCCCTTGAGACCAAATGCTTCAGCGATGCGAACTGCTGAGTCTCCAAGTTTCGTCAAGATTGGAAGCACCTTGTAGCCGATTGACTCCTGGAGTTCTCCGAGGGTGATTTTAAGGCGAGCAACTACGCCTTCATAGGTTGCTGCTTTCTCAGCTGCGGAACCGCCGAAACGATCCTCGAGCATTCCCTGTACTTTTTCAAATCCTGCTGCTTTTAATGTTGCAGCGTCATAGCCGACGCCAAGTTTTGCCAGCGCACCGAAGGAACCCTCCTGGGCCTTTGCCAACGCATTTGCTGTTGCCTCAACGGATTTGCCTGTGCTCGCGGAGAGGTCGAGGCTGAGGTTGAGCAGGTCTTGCGCTTTCGTGGCGTCACCTGTTGCCCGAATCAAACGACCTAGGGCCGGACGAAGATTGTCGTCGGCGACGCCCGTTGCCCGCTGAGTCTTGTCAATAAATTCTTCAATACCTTTTATCTGCAGGTCAGATGCTGTTGTGCTTGCCTTAATTGCGTTGGCAAGTTCAACCTGTGCTGCCTGGTCTGCTGCTGCTGCTTGCGCTGCTTTGAATAGAACCGCTCCCGCAGCTGCTGCGCCAACTGCTAACGCTGCAAAAGCAACGACGGCAACTTCTCCTGCTTTCTTTGCTGCGAAGCCGACTTTGTCTGTACCGGACTCAAGGTTCTTGAATTCGTTAAGGGCGGACTTAATTCCTTTGCCGTCAAATTCTGTGATGATTGGAATTGCAAGTGCCATTAGTCAAGTTCTCTCTGTACAAGTCTCATCGCTTCTTTAGACGCTTGAAGCATTTCGCGCTCAATTTCTTTGCGCTTGCGAAACACTGCAGGCCCAAGGTTGCGCGTATGGTTTGGCGCAGGGATTGAACCTATGTTGTTGCCCAGGCTGTTGGATGTTTTGCGTCCAGCCGCTTCCCAGATTGCAGCGCCTGCGTTGGTTTGCTGAATGTAGATCAGGGAGGTTGCTTCACGGCTTGCGTCGACTTTTAATTTGACGCCTGACATTGCTCGAGCAACCGAAAAGGGAAATTTCTTGCTGCCGTTTTGTGTCCAGTTGCGAGCCATGCCGGAAAGGTATTCGCGTTGGTATCCGCGCTTCACTTCGTCTATGGCGGGCTGTGCAATGGCGGTCTGGTCTTTAACAAACTGCTTGCGAAGTCCAGGCTCAACCTTGTTTAACGAACGAATGGCTTCCTTGAGCCCTGTGACCTGGATTGTCGTGTTCGTTGTCATCTTCTTCGTTGTTTCTTTTGTTCTTGTAACACGTCAACAACCGTAAAAAGGTCGTCTGTGTCGAATGGGATGTCGGGTGTCCAGTATCCAGTCGCGACAAGAACCTCCGCTAATGAGCGTCGGAAACTGCCGCTTCTGTAAAAGACGGTGAGTCCTCCGAGATGACTTCAATTGACTTTGTCTTCTTGATGTAATCATCAAAGGCCAACGGGGTTGTAATTCCCGCAGCTCGAGCAGATTCAAATGCAAAGAATGCAAGGTCTTCTGCGCCGATGCCATTGCCAAGACTGGATGCTTGTCGTTTGAATTTGCGTTCCCATGCGACGACAACGAATAGATTCGTTTCGACTTCATAGGGGTCTCCTTCAATCGGTGTTACTTGTAGTCGGATTTTCATTGTTTCCCTCTTTCAATTATCAGGTGATGTCTCGTGCCCAAGTACCGTTAGAGAACGAAATTGTGGCTACGGCAAGGGTGCCGATGGACGACATGATGACCGGAGCTGCGTCCAATGTGCACGTCGTAATCGTGAACTCTGGGTTAGATGCAGACTCTGTGGTGCCCGATGGGGACACGACGATTGTGCATGAACCCGCAGCAACGATTGCGCTGAGAAGGGTTTCTATTTCGGTTGAGCCGTATGAGAGATACAGCGACAGATTGACCGAGACGCTTTGTAGGCCTTTTACTGCCTGTCGGCCTGTGTCCGCTAGCGATGTGCTCTCGAGCAACTCAAAGCCCAAAAGTACCTCACAGGAGGAAAGTTGATCGCTGACGTCCACGGCTGCTCCGCCTGTGGGGGTGATGTTGCAGGTAGCACCTGACAGGAATGTTGCTGTTGCCATTGGTGGCTCCTTAGTTTCTACGCACGGCGATTGCCACCGTGAGATCGTATGTTGGTATATCTTGCCCGCCGTAGTTTGCATTGCCTGGACGGGCGTCTGTAACTGCGATGGACGAGTTCATGATGGTGTCAACTGTTGACATGAGGTAGTCGCCGGAGTCCTGATTGCCTGGAGGGGCTGCCAAGACTCTGACGGGAATGCGAAAATCGCCCACGTTGTAAGTGAACGAAGTCATGACGGGGAGTTCAATCATGACGGACATTGGTCGCGCGTTGCGCGGGTCTGTGACGGGTTTGAGACCTAGGGCGGTCAATGCGGTTTTAATTGCGTTGACTGCGTCGACGAGGATTCCTGTTGCAGCCATTACGCGACCTGTGGTCTTCCGCAGCCGATGAGAGCCATGATGCGTCCCATAGTTGACGGGATTGGGATTGAAGACATTGAGTCGAATGAGGCAAATGAATCTGCTGATCCGCGCTCGCGATACAGGGTCGAGGCATAAAGAATCCCGCCCAATTTTACGGCAGCGTCTGGCACCGTTGACTGCGAGTCGGTGTAACCCGCTTCGCGACGCTTGCGATAGATATACGAGTTTGCAGCTGCTACGCAAGTAGTAATGAACGCGGTGTCGTTAGCGGTTGCGACGTCAATGCCCAAGAACTCAAGAACCATTGCGTTTGTGATCCAACTGATGCTTGGGGTGAAGGTGACTGTGCCGGTAGCAGTAGATCGAGTAAAGTCGTCGCCTGCGTTGACATAAAGGAACTGGTAAAGACGAATTACATCGGAGTCAAATTCAAGGTCGCCCTCGTCAGATACTCCGATGAATTCAAAGTCTTGTGTTGAGACAACGGTATGTGTTCCAGAGAATCCATGTGATGCGCCTGCAACAACAACGGAATCTCCGACTTGGATGCCAGTCTCAACGAAGGTCTGAAAAATGGCGTACCCATCGAGGCGCGTATGAAACGCGAGATCGTAAGTAGCCATTTTCCAGTTCCTTCTTGTTTGTCTTTATCAGCCGACAGGAGCCATTTTGACGAACTTGCTTGCGTCAATCATGAGCGTTGCAAGGTAACCGCGGAAAGCGATTGTGCGGCTAAGCGTTGACGGAACGTCGATGCTGAGTGCGCCCTTCTGCTGTTCAAAAATTTCGTAGCCAGATGCGTCACCGATAATAAGAGTGTCGCCTGCAAAGTTGCGGTCGACTACAACCTGCAAGCCGAAGGCATTGCCGTTTACTTGTCCTGGTGCAAGATTGCCGAATGCGTTCATTGGGCCAATCTGTGGAAACAACGGACGCTTTGACGAATCGCTGAGGCTGAGCAAAAATCCCCACCATTCTGGGTTGACAAAAATGTGGGTTGGCAAGTTGCCGTTAGAACCGCTCAAAATTGTTTGAGCTGCACCCGAAATCCATGAAGCCCAATATGCAGCATCAGTTACCGAAGCGAGTGCAAAGTTACGAGTAACTGTTGCGCCAGTCTTCAAGTTGTCGGCTGCGACGTTGTCGGTCTCGTTTGCGTAGATGCGACCCATGTCATCAAGGACAAGGCTGATGATCTCAGGCTGTGACCAGTCGATTGACTGCTCCGACAGAGTGACGTATCCACCGTAACTACCCTTGGTTACTTGGTTGTCTGTAACAACAAAAGTTCCCTGAGTGAGTGCGGTGTTTTCAGTTGCCTGGTTGCCAATTGAAGTATGAGTTGTTACTTCTGGACGGATAAATACTTTTCCGCCTTGTGGCATTGCCTTTGCACCAATTGCGTCAATAACTGGACGACGACCGATGAAGTTGTTGTAGACAGGCTGAACGATTGGGAGTGGAAGAACACCTGGGATGTCTGAGGTGATGACGTCTGGTGCAGCTGCACGGATGCCTTCGCTCATTGCTCGCCATTGGTCTCCACCAACGAAAGCGGCTGAGATGTACTCGGCTGCTGAAGGCATGGTGAAGTTTTTCTTTGCGCTTGCGAAGATTGGGGATGTTGGGATGGCGTCGGGCGCGGAGGCTTCGACTTGGGTTTCTTGTGACATTGTTTCCTCCTGGAGACTTGTGTCGGGTTGGGTTTCGGTTGCCTCTTCTTCGACCTCGGGGTCGTGTTCTGAGGCTGCGATTTGTTCGATGATTGCGTCGGCAAATGCCGGAACGCTAACTACCGAAAGTTCTTGTAGATCAGCGGATGAAACAATCATGACGCCGTTCTTGTCGTACTTGAATTTCTTAGGTACTGCACCGACGGAGACCGAGTCGTACGCGGACATTTGAATGAGTTCAATAACGTCGTCGGCTGCTTTAGATCGTGCAAAAGTTGCGCTAAATCCAAGACCGTTGTCTAAATCGACAAGTTCGCTAACAATTCCGATTGGGCGTCCGTCGTGGTTTTCAAGAAGTCGCGCGGGCTTTGCATTCAAGTCAAAGGCTCCGCGCTTGAACATGACCTTTTCGCCACCTGAAACGGTTGCGACGGTGTCCCAAGGGACTGCAATGCCGGTGATGGTGCGCGGTGCATCTTCTCCAGCTGCAGCGTCAAGAGTGACGGGGACGGCGGTGAACTTAATCATGAAGGAATCTCCTCGAGGTCTGGAACTTGTGGTTCGACTAGAACATCTGACATTTCGCCAACGGCTAGAAGGTCGTCTGTGTCAAATTTGACGTATCGTCCGCGACTGACTACGTCGTTCATGCTGAGACGAGAAGTAATGGCCGTAGCCAGCATGTGCGCCCCGAAGAGCCATAGATCCTGACGAGCCTGAGACGCATTTTGATAAGTCATTGACGCTCCTGGAGTAGGTGCCGAAACGAGGTAAGCGGGGACGGAACACATACGCGAGAGGTCAAGTGCTTGGTATTCGCGTTGCGCTGCGTTGACTTCAAGAGGGTCGCGGTCAAACTCAACAAAGTTGACGTAGTTGTTCAACGCGCCAATGACGTTTCCTTCTCGACGAGCCTGCGCCCATTGTGCAGCGAGGTCTCCAAGTTCTTCACCAGACATTGTCTCGCCTGCGGAAGTCTGTTGAAGATAACCAGGGACTGTCTCAATGGTTGCTGCGCGGTCTGCGTACTGATCAAGGTGAGTAGCGATGCTGACCGAGCGTCGGCCTGAATACATGAGACCAGTTGTCGGCGCAAGGAAGGTGATGATTTCGTTTGGGTCTAACTGAATGCCGTTGAACTCAATTTCTTTTGGCATGCCGAAGAATTGTGGGCCAACTTGATCGGGAGTTTGGATGTTGGCTGACGGTAGCCATTCAAAACTCATTGGGCGTCCGTCGGTTGCGTTGCGAGAAGTGACCGCCCAGAATGCGCGTCCCGTCATCCATAGGTCGGTCACGGTGTTAGCAAGAATGAACTGGCGAGGAACTTTTGGATCAGGGTTTTCCATCCACGACTCGTTCGGGACGTATATTTCTTCGTACTCGGTGCCGTTCCATTGCTTGACGTACTGGCGAAACTCGAGACCTGAGATGGTCGAGGCGAGAAGGTCTCTCGCCCGCGACACCGTCGGGAGACTAAGGGCGATCTGCTCGAATGTTCCGCTTGACCATGCATACATCGGAGGGATGCCAGACATGCCGACTCCGGCAGCTGCTTTAACGGGCGAAGATGCAAATTCAGCGGTAGTTATTTTTCGGGAGAAGAACGCCACGACTGGAGTCTCCCACAAACTAGTTGCAAATGCAACTACCTTCCGAACGCCATTGCTGCGCGTCCAGTATTTGACGGGCGGGAAACAAGTGCGGCTGCGACGACAAGAAGTCGCGCTGCCTCGACGGGGCCTGGACTTCTCTGCGAACTGATAACGATTTGCCCATTCGCTCTGGCGAGGACTGCCCTGTTGACGTGAGTCGCAAGAAGTTCCTCGCCTCGGTGATAGATACGTTTTTCAAGGATGAGCGAGCGGGTGAGACCTGTGAATTTGAGTACTTCGGCGTAGCCGAAAATTTGACGTCGCCGTTCTAACTTCTCTGGCGTATGAAGGTCGAGTGCCGGTGTAATTGCCAGGCGTAACTTCGGGTCGTCGTCCATTGCCTTGTTGACATGCACCCACATTTCTTTAAGGGACTCAGTAGAGAACTGGACAGTTGCAATGATGTTGCCTTCTTCGGTGAGTCCGCAACGGATGCCGACGTACTTGGAACTGTCGCTTGATGAATCGACGGCGAGGACGCCTCCTGTCGGGCAGTCCGATTCGGTGAACAACTTGTCCCAGACTCCAGGCTGAATCCAAGCGTCCGCCGATGAGACCCACAAGTTCAGGTGGGCGCGGAGGAACGCTGCACGATCTGGAGTTTCCGCAGCTGCTTGCAATGCCTCGAGGGTGATTGTCTGACCGAGGGCGGGGTTGGCGTAGCCCCAGTTGATTTCGTCATTTGGGTCAACCGACGGGAGACTCCATTCGGCAAAGTACAGACGAGTCTGCTTCTGCTGATCTATTGCGCCAATCGCTGCCTCGCGCAATCGCTGCATTGTCTTTGATGACTCATCGCCTGAAGTTGACCAGGAGGAAAGGAGCGGAGACTTGACCGCAATCTGTGAAGGTCGCAACGCGTCAAAGTAGACCTCTTCCGAGACATTCCAGATTTCGTCAACAACAATGAGATCGTAAGTTCCGCCGTGAAGGTTGGGCGTTGCAGCGCGGACTTCCCACGTCGAGCCGTTCGGCATCTCAACCTTGTTGCGTCCATACGACCAAGTCACATGGCCTTCAAATTGTGCCTCAAGTACCGGAGCAAGTTCATTGAAGATTGCAACCGCGCGATCAAGTTTGTTGGCAACGGAAAGAACGTGGATTGGTTTTCCGCGCATCGCTGACCAGTCCGTCAGGAAGAATCCACAGAGGCTAGTAAGTGCAACGCTTTTCCCATTTTGTCTGGCGCAGCTAGTCAACGCCTCACGGAACACAAGGTCACCATTCTCATCGTGAGTCAACTGACCATTCAACGCCACCTTCTGCCAATCAAACAACGTCCTCGAGAGGACTCTTTCCGACCAGGCTGCAACTGCGTCGCCGTAAGAACCAGAACCAATATGCAGAGACTCGAGACGGGGCGAACTTTGCCCAACCCCGAGAACCAAGTCCGAAGACGCAGGACATCGAACTGATTCGGTTTGTTCTGTTTCAGATAAGAGCAAAGAAGGGGACGGGGTCATGATTTTTTCTTTTTTCAAAAAAAGTTCGGGATTGTTTTGTTTTTGTTTTGGTTTTGTCGTTGGGTCTAGTCCGAGGTGTTCTGCTCTTGCATGGGCTGCTGCGGTTCGGTTGCCGTTGATGTATTG